TGGGCAAGCAGCGATGAGCGCCATCAATACCCACCTCCTGCCCCAAGCGCTGCGCGACCTGGTGCGCGCGCTCGGCGAGGGCGCCGCCTTCAAGCTGGTGGAGCGGCGCGGCGGTGGGCGGCTGATCGTGCCCAAGCGCGTGCACCCGGACCATCGGCTGATGGACGAGCTGGGCCTGCAGGTGTTTGCCGCGCTGGTGGACTCCTTTGGCGGTGAGGTGCTGGAGCTGCCGAAGTACGACTCGGTCGCGCGCCAGCTGCGCCATGAGCGCGTGCGCAAGCACCGCGCGGCGGGCCTCACCATCGACCGCGTGGCCGTGGCCACCGGCTACTCGCGCCGCCAGGTCATGAATATTCTGGGCGACGTGGCGCCCGAGGATCGGCAGATCGACATGTTCGAGATGCTGGCGCTGGACGACCAGGCTGCCGCAGCGCAAAACTATGCTGGCGCCGCGAATGACCCGTTTGGGCTCACCAGCAAGACACTCTAGGCAGACGGACCGCGTTTAAAACCGCGCCAAACCCGTTTAAAACCGCCTGAAGCGCCCGACCCGCTGCGTTGGGACAGGCGCCCCGGTTTAAAACGCTCCTAGGGCCTGTTTTCAAAACGCGCCCTCTGGCGCATCCCTTGGCCCACACCCGCTCTGGTGAAGCACTTCACCAAGATTTAGCGGACCCTGCCCGGCACAGTGCAGGGCATGCCAAGCACACATCCCACCCAGCACCAGTTCAAAGGCCTTGCCGACTGGATCGAGATCCTCAAGGTAGGCGATCACGTTGATAGCAAAGGCCGCTCGATCAGCTTCACTGCGGCTGACCTGGACCAGATGGTGGCTAACAACGCGGCGCTGGGCGCAGCGCCTTTGGTGTTGGGTCACCCCCAGCACGATGACCCCGCCTACGGCTGGGCCAAGGAGATGAAGCGCGAGGACGGCTCGCTCTTCATGAAGGCGGCTGATGTTCTGCCCGCCTTTGAGGCTGGCGTGGTGAGTGGGGCCTACCGCAACCGCTCGGTGCATGTGTTTAAGCAAAAGGATCATGGATGGCGCGTGCGGCACGTGGGCTGGCTGGGCGCTGCGCCGCCCGCCATCGATGGACTGAAGCCACTGGAGTTCTCGGCACCCGAAAGCGAGGGCTTTGAGTTTGAGGCTGACGTCGATGCCTACGACCTCTCGTATGCGCTCGACAGCATCGCCTCGCTGCTGCGCGGTCTGCGCGATTCCATGATCGCCAAAGACGGCCTGGATGCCGCCAACACCGCGCTGCCCGACTGGACCATCACGTCGATTGGCAGCACCGCCAGCCGCATGCGTACTGCGGCAGCTGAAGCCAGCTCGTCGCCCTTTACCCAACACAACACCGGAGCCGATATGACCTTGACTCAAGCTGACCTTGACCGAACTGCAGCCGAGACCGAAGCGCGTGTGCGGGCTGAGCTTGGCAGCCAGTTCACCGCACAGGCCGCTGCAGACAAAGCCGAGTTGACCCGCCTGCAGGCCGAGCGCCAGGCTGAGCGCATTGGCGCGCAGATTGCCGGCTGGAAGGCCGCAGGCCAATTGCTGCCGGCCGAAGAGACCGGCCTGGCCGAGTTCATGGCGGCGCTGGACGGCTCAGCGGGCGGCGAGTTCCAGTTCACCGCCGCCTCCGGCGCACAGCCGACCAAGAAGACGCCCGCGCAGTTCTTTGCCGAGTTCGTGGCCTCGCGCGGCCGGCTGGTGAAGCTGGGCGGCAAGTCGGCCGCAGACCCGGATAACGAAGGTACGGCGCTGGACACCACCAATGCCGCCGCCATTGCCGATGCTGCGCGCGAGTTCCAGGCGGCGGAATCTGCCAAGGGCCGCACGATCAGCATCGACCAGGCAGTGACCCACGTCACGCGCCAGGCCAGCGCGGCCTGAGCGAGCCACTCCCTCTCTCACCAACGGAGATTTTCAATATGGGTTTCAACAGCATTTCTCGCGCTCGCGTGGCGGAAGCCGTCGTGGAGAAGTTCCGCATCGTCAAGACGGGCGTGGCGGTGGGCACCTGCATCAAGGCCGCAGCCGCCAATGACAAGCTGCTGGGCACCAGCGATGAGCTGGACCACAACGCCGGCGAGGTGGTGGATGTCTCCATGGGCACGGTGCCCAAGGTCAAGCTCGGCGGCGCCGTCGCCGTGGGCGATGCGCTCACCAGCGATGCCAACGGCAAGGCCATCGCCACCACCACCATCGGCCACCGAATCATCGGCTTCGCCGAGGTGGCAGGTGTGCTGGATGACGTCATCACCTACATCCGCGCGCCGGGCGTCGTCTGACGCTGGCCCTCATCAACACCCAATCCATCGGAGCTGAACACTCATGTCCTCACGTCCTTTTGTGATCGTCCCCGCGCTGTGCGCCATTGCGGTGGCCTACAACCAACCGAAGCTGATCGCCGACCAAGTGCTGCCGCGCGTGCCGGTGGACACCGAGAGCTTTCGCTACCTCAAGTACTCGCTGGAGGATGCCTTCCAGATGCCCGATGACTTGGTGGGCCGCAAGAGCGCGCCGAACCAGATCGATTGGGGCTCGTCTGAGTTGACGGCCTCTGTGCAGGACCACGGCCTGGATACGCCAGTGCCGAACTCGGATGTGATGGCGTTCCAGATGGCGCTGGCCGCCAACCCGAACAGCGTGAGCCAGACCGACCCGCTCGGCCGCGCCACACGCCTGGTGACGCAGACCGTGCAGAACCGACGCGAATACCGTGCGGCCAACCTGGTGTTTAACGCCAACAGCTATGGCGCGAACAACAAGACCACGCTTGCCGGCGTTTCGCAGTGGTCAGACTTCGTGAACAGCGACCCGCTGGTGGCCATCATGGGCTATCTGGACAGCATGGTGGTGCGTCCGAACGTGGGCGTGCTGGGTCGCGCCACAGCGACCAAGCTGCGCATGCACCCGAAGATTTGCAAAGCGGTGTACGGGAACAATACCGACGCCGGCGTGGCGCCGCTGCAGGCCATTGCCGACATCCTAGAGCTCGACGAGATCCTCGTGGGCGACGGCTGGGTGAACACGGCTGCGCCTGGGCAGGCTGCCGTGCTGGGGCGCTGCTGGGGCAAGCATGCAGCCTTCATGGTGCGCAACAAAGAAGCCGATACCAAGGGCGGTGTGAGCTTCGGGTTCACCGCGCAATGGGGCGACAAGGTGGCCGGCACGCTGGAAGACGGCGATGTGGGCCTGCGCGGCGGCACGCGGGTGCGTTCGGGTGAGTCGGTGGTGGAGTTGATCACCGCCAATGACCTGGGCTACTTCGTCCAGAACGCGGTGGCCTGAGCCCAGGCCTCACCTCACTCACTCACAGATTAGGACGGTCTCACATGAGCCAGAAGATTGAGTACGTGGTGCGCACGCGCATCGAGAACGGCCCCGAAGTCCTGGTGTACGGCGACCCGATCAGCTTGACCGCCAAAGAGGCTGAGCCGCTGCTGGCCGTGAAGGCGATTGAGTTGCCCGGCGCAGTGGCGGCCGGCACTGCCAGCACGCTGGTGGACGCGGAGCCGTCTGATACGAGTCAACTCGTGCAGCAGCTCGCTGCCGCCGAACAAGCGCTGGCTGAGCGCGATGAGGAGCTGCTGAAGCTGCAGGCCGCCGTGGATGCAGCCAACATCAACGCGGACTTTCGGGCGACCGAGGCGGCCGAAATACAGACGGCCTTGCAAGCCCGCGAAGCTGATCTGCAGGCTGCGCAAACCCAGCTGGCCGCCGCGCTGGCCAGCCAGGCTGAAACCGAGGCGAAGGCAGCAGCGCTGCAGGCCACGCTGGATAAGACCACTGCCGTGCTGACCCCGGCGCAAGTCAAGGCCTTGAAGGCCACCGCCACCTGATCGGCTGCGGCCGGCGAGACGACAAGCAAGCAATCCACGAGGTAAACGACGATGGCGATCCTGATCAAGAAGGCCCAGAAGATTGCGGGCATCGACTGCCCCAATGGCGTGCTCGTGCTGGGCTTGGAGAAGGATGTTGAGGCACAGGTGCAGCAGGGGGGTGGGGCTGATCCGGTTTCGCTTGGATCATTGCCCGTTGTATCGCCATCCGCACTTGCTCACCAACCCGACAGCCTCGTCGCTGGCGTTGCAAAGGTAGCTATGGGCCAATGGGCGCTCGGTCGCCCAGCTCGGGTCCAGTGGGGCGGCAATTCGCTGGTCGATACATTTGGTGGTTATGCCGAAGCGCTGGGCTACTGGAGCGCAACCTCTCACATCATCAACACACTCATGATGTGCGGCGGCGCGATTGACATGCGTAACCGCCTGTCGGTCGGCAACGATGCAAACACCTGGGACCGGTGGGGCAACGTGGGGCATGGCGGCGCCACGATGCCCACCATCACGAGCGATCTGCTCAACGGTGGACTACTCGCGCAAATGGCTACCGATGGTGTGCCTCCACCCGATATCTATGTCGCGGCGGCGCTGCCCGAGAACGATATCGGTACTGAGGGCGTCGACGCCGCGACCGCCATTAAGCGCTTCAATTTGCACCTGCAGACTGTGGCGGCAGTGTGGCCGGGCGTGCGCTTCTTGCTACTGACGCCCTGGGCATCGGCCTACTACGACACCGGCGCCAAGCGAGCGACCGCAGATGCCCTGCGCACTCATGTCAAGTCATTGGAACTGGCAAGCGCAAACGTGGCAAGTGTTGACGTATCGCGCCTTTACGCTGGTGATGACTGGCAGCCGTATGCCGGGCTCACGGATGGAATCCATCCGGTCAACACTGACATCACGGTCAGCCAGCGTGTCGGCCGTGCAGTAGCAAAGCGCCTACTTGGCCTTCTTGGCGGGCGCGCGTCTTGGGGCAAGGCTTTGCGGAGCCCGAACCCCGGGATGACAGGCACGGTGGCAGCGGGTGCGCTGGGAACAGCGCCGACAGGCTGCTCATTCACGAGCGCCGCGCCTGCCGGAGGCACGATTGCTTCTGTTGCCGAGCAACCGGGCTGGACCATCACGTTCGGCAATGTCGATGGGGTCATCGGCAAGGACTTCGGCGATTTCTCGCTGGCCAATATCGTTCCGAGCGATCTGACAAAGATCGATCCCGTCGTCGCCATGACGATTGAGTCGGGTGCAGAGAACTTTCTGGCTATCCAGATCCGCTGCCGGATGTTCTATGACGATGCGAGCAACGATTTCAAACTCATCGTGATGCCGCAGGGAACATTCCAGAAGTCGGAATGGCTCAACGGCGACCCGATCGATTGCGTGCTCCCTCGAATCGTTCCGACAGCCGGCAAAACGCTGACGAGCATCGCGATCTACTGCAAGGCCTACATGAAGGGCCAAGTCGGTAGCACCACGATTCGGGTCAAAACGCTCGGCGCACTCTGATTTTCAAGCCCCTGCCGGTGCACATTCGATGCCCTACGCCACCCCCACCCATTTCATCGCCAAGTTCGGCCTGGCCGAGACGGTGCAGCTGCTTGCCGATGAAGAGCAGCTGCTGACCGCTGAGCTGTTGCTGGGCTCCATTGCTGGCGCATGGACCGGTGCGTCGTCTGCAGCTGAGCAAGCCGCAGCCACAGCCGCCTTGGCCCGCCTGGTGACGGAGCTGCAGGTGGCCAGCAACTTCATGGACGGCTACTTGCGCGCCGTGGTGACGCTGCCGCTGGCAGAGGACGATGCCAATGCGGGCACGCTGCAGACCTGCTGCCTGGCGCTGGCCCGCGTGGGTCTGGCTGACGATCCTGACAACGCGACCGAGCGCATGGACAAAGCGGCTGAGACCTGGCGCGCCTGGCTGAAAGACATTGCCGCCCGCCGTGTGCAGCTGGTGACGCCAGCCGGTGACACACCCACGGGCACGGCCAGCGTGCGAGCCGGCCAGGCCAAGAGCGGATTTTGCTGGGGTGTGCATGGAGGGCTGCCGCGATGACGGGCGTGGTGCTGCAAGCCGGCTTTGACAGCTCGGCCATCACCAGGCACCTGGCCATGCTGGCCATCATGGACGCTGGCCGGTACGACGGCACGCGGCGCGAGATCGGTGAGTACATGGTGGGCGAGATCCAGGACGCGCTGGACGGTCAAAAACTCTATGACGGCTCGCCGATGCCGCAGAGCAAGGCGGCCAGGCTGCGCAAGGGCAAGACGCTGATCGCCAAGCACCACCTGTACGACAGTTATGTGTACCAGCTCGTGGGCGGTGGCGTGGAGATCGGCTCCGACAAGATCTACGCGGCCATCCACCACTTCGGCGGAGAGACCGGCCGCACCGGGCACCGCTTCACCCTGCCGGCTCGGCCGGTGATGGGTATCACGGATGCCGTAGAGATGCGCATTGGCGACCTGCTGATCGCCGACATCGAGGCGGCGCAATGAGCGTGCAGCTGCTCAAGGCTGCGCTGTCGTTCGTGCGTGGCCGGTTCACGAAGCAAGAGGTCGTGGAGGTGCGTCAGTACGCGGGCGAGTTCAATTCGGCAGAGATGGACCAGCTGAGCTACACCTGCCCGGCCGTGCTGCTGACGGTGCTGGGCTGGCAGCCCAAGCCTGCTGGCGGACGCATCACGGGCAAAGGGACGATGGAGGCACGCTTGGCGGCCTTTGTGGCCACCAAGAGCCTCAAGAGCCGCGATGACCGGATGGACGCAGCGATGACGCTGGCGGCTCGGCTGAGCGCTGAGCTGCAGCTCTGGACGCCAGAAGATGCAGCGCTGCCTATCTATCTGGGCAGCATTGAAGAAGGCGGATCGCGCTGCGAAAACCTCTTCAGCCGTGCCATCGACGCCAAAGGCCAGGCGCTGTGGCTGGTGAGCTGGACGCAGTGCTTCAGGCCCAAACCCAACGTGCCGCTTGGCGAGCTGTACGAGCTGCAGACGGTTGAGATTGACGACATGACCCGACAGGGCGTGGTGCCCACGAAAGGGGTGGTGCCCACGCCGCTCGCCGTGCGGGAACAGGTGGACTTTTCCGCCCTGTGATTCCTTGATTCCTTTGAATGAACTGGAGCGCCCTATGGCCAAAGACAAGACCTTGACCCTGGCTGAGCAGATCGACGCGCTGCGCCTGGGCCAAAGCGTGACCGTGAAGGTGCCCGCTGGCGGGCAGCTGATGAATAACGAAAGCGGCGCCTGGTTTGAGCCGGACGTGCCGACGCCGCAGACCGTGACGGTGACCCTGCTGCGCCGCTTGCAAGACGGTGACCTGGTGCTGGTGGCCTGAGCGCCGCTTAAAACCCCTTTGAGGAGCGATTGAAATGTCTTTGACCAATCTATTGAGCTTGAGCTTCTTGGTGCCCTTCGTGGCGGCCAAGAATGACTTCAGCCGCGCCATCCGTGGCCTGCGCGGCATGCCCCGCCGCCTGCTGCTGGTGGGCCACAAGCTCGCGGCCGGCGCAGCAGCCAGCAACGTGATCCGCACCGTGTCGAGCGAGGGCGATGCCATCGTGCAATTTGGCGAGGGCTCGCAGCTGCTGGCCATGTGGCGCGCGGCCAAGGCGAATGCGGCGCTGGGCTTGCCAATTGACTGCATTGTGATCAACCAAGGCCCTGCTGCCGTGGCCGCCAGCACGACGCTGGTGCTGGCCAACGCTGCCGGCGCGGCGGCAACGCTGACCAATGCAGGCGAGCTGATGGTCTACATCGGCGGGGTGCGCGTGAGTGTGGGGGTGACGACGGCCGACACGCAAGCGACAGCAGCGGCCAAATTGATCAACGCCGTCAATGCCGTGGCAAGCCTGCCGGTGGTGGCTGCTGCCACTGCCAACACGGCGGAGGTGAAGCTCACCTGCCGCTGGGGTGGGACGACGGGCAATGACATTGACGTGCGCAACACCTACTACCTGGACGACGCCATGCCCAGCGGCCTGACGCTGTCCACGCCTGCGCTGAGCGGCGGTGCGGTGGTGCCCGATGTGACGCCGCTGATCGCCGCTATGGCCGGCTATCGGGCGACCGAGATCGTGTGCCCGTTCACCGACTCGCCGAACCTGTTGCTGCTGGAAGCAGAGCTGGCCGCTCGCTGGGCGGAGAACAATATGCAGGATGCGGCGGTCGTGAATGCGATTCGGGGCACCGAGGGCAGCAACACCGCTTACCTTGCGCTGCGCAATAGCCCGCATGTGCACACCATCACCACCACCAAGGACGCCACCAGCCCGTGGGAGACTGCTGCGATGGCCGGTGCTGCGCTGGAGAGCCAGGCAGCCATTGACCCGGCCGTGCCGGCTACCGGCATCAGCCTGGTGGGTTACAAAGGCCCGAGCCAGGGCAACCACTGGACGGTGGATCAGCTCAACAACATGTTGACGGCGGGCGGCTCGCCGCTGCAGGTGGCCAGCGACTACACCGGCACCCTGCTGCGCGTGGTGACCAACTACAAGCGCACGCCGGGCGGCGCCGCTGATCGCAGCATGGCCGAGCTCTGCTGGATCAAGACGATGAGCTACTACCGCTGGTATCACGTCACCGAGTTCCAGACCAAGTACTGGGGCTACAAGCTGGCGCAGTACCTCACTGAGCCGATCCCCGGTCAAAAGATCATGACGGCAGAGCTTGCCGAGGAAATCATGATTGGCCTCTACAAGACCTTCTTGGACGTGGGTCTGTGCCAGAACATGGCGTATTACCAGCAGACGCTGACGGTGGAAGTGGACGGCCCCAACGGCAAGCTGAAGATCCAGGACGAGCCTGTGATCGTGACGCAGCACTACCAGACCGAGATCACCAGCTACTTGGTGGCCGGCTCGGTTTGAGCGCGGTCTGACTGAACTTCAAAGGAGCACGACATGGCGGGCGAGACCCAACTCTTCAAGATCGATACGGTGGTGGCCGATGGCGTGGCGCTGCCCATTGCCGACGACAGCGCCAGCCTCACGGGCGCCGCCCGTTGGGAAAACGAGGTGCAGGTGAGCAGCAGCGGCGATGACTTCAACAAGCGCAAGCGCGTGCCGACCACGCTGGCAATGAAGCTGCAGTTCGGGCCGACCACGGACCCGGCCGCTTTCGCCGCGATGGCGGACATCCAGATCACTGGCCGCGATTCGCAAAGCGGCCGGCGCTGCCTGATGCCGCGCTGCAGCTTCGGCAGCATGGGCGCCATTGGCGGTGGCGCGGTGGATGTGGTGTTCAACGTGCTGGCTGCGCCGCAGTGGCTGTAACTTCAATTCTGAAAGGACGATGCAATGAAGCCTGATACCAAAACCCATTTGCTGGGCGGCCTGGTGGTGCTGCTGGTGGCCGCGTGCTTGGCCGCTGTGCTGCTTGCGCTGGGCGCGCATCCTCTGACCGCGACTGTGGCCATCGCGGGCTTGGTGGCCGGCGCGGCCGTGGAGGGCACGCAAGCCAATGACAACCGGCTGGCCCGCGCCCAAGGTCTGCCCAAGCCACATGAGGTGTCTTTGCGCGATCTGGTGAACAGCGGCTTGCCGTGCTGGATTGCGGCGGTGCTGATTGAATGGTCCGCCAGGGCCGATCTGTTGCACTGGCCCAGCGCCTAGACACTCAGATTTGTGATGAGCACCCAGGGCCTGGCCATACCGCCAGGCCCTTTGTCATTGGGGGCTGGTGAAGCGCTTCACCAAGACCAGCGCCGCCAGGCTGAAGACACTGTTTGCCATGGACACGAACACCGCCCCCACCAAGCCGTCGACCATCGATGACCTCTTCAAGCTGCACCTGGTGGATGGCCTGAAGGCCACCGCCGAGGGCAGGGCCATCCACTACAAGGTGGTGCGGCTGCGTGAGACGGATGTAAACGATGAGCGCCTGGCTACACGCCTGGCCGAGCGCGTGGTGAACGTGCGCGGCGTTGACAAGCTGCTGGTGAGCGATGCCGACTTTCGGATTGCACTCACGATGAGGCACGTCGAGGCATTCGAATGCGACGGCCTGAAGATCCCGCAAGCGGCGCTGGACCTCGATCTGTTCGGCAAGCTCTCATCCCACGACCTGGGCCTGATTGAGCGGCGCGTGTTCTTGATCACCCTGGCGGCCGAGGTGCGCTACGGACTGATCAGCCAAGAAGACTTCGACACCATCATGGCGGGCGGCTCGCCGAGCCAGGAGGGTAGCCCTGCCCCGCGATCCATGGGCCAGGCTGCAGCGGTGGGAGCGGTTGATCCTTCGCCTGAGCCTGGCCCTGCATTGCTCGCCGACTTCACTGGACAGCCTGCCGCTGGTGCGCCTGCGCGCGCTGGACGCTGAGCTGGCAAAAAGCGAGGGAGCCTGAGCGATGAGAGAGCTCAAGCTGAAGTACTTCATTGACCTGGTCAGCAACGTCGGCAGCAAGGCCCAGGCCGATGCCAAGCTGATGCAGCGCGCGCAAGAGGTAATGAATGCAGCGGTCACAGGCACGAACAACAAGTTCCTGGACTACAACAAGCTGACCTTGCTGGCCGGCAAGAACACCGCGCTGATGCAAGAGGTGATCACCGGCGCGACCAGCAAGTTCGTGGCGCTGGAGCGGGCCATGGCCAGCGCCGGCCGCAATACCAGCCTGGAGCGTCAGGTGGGCTATGTGCAGCGCCTGGCGAGCGCCTATGACACCGCGCGTGCCAAGGCGGCAGCCCTGCGGCAGGCGATGGCCCAGGGGCTGGCGAACGGCGTGGCCAATGCGCCCGAGAAGTTCGCCGAGCTGGCGGGCGGCTACTACGGCGCGCGGGCCGTGATGGCGCCGCCCATACGTGCGTTCAGCACTTTGGAGGCCGCCACGCAGGACTTGCGGCTGGCGATGACCGATGCCAGCGGCAAGGTCAGCAAGGACTTTGGGAAGATCAGCGCCGAGGCGGTGGCTTTGGGTAACCAACTGCCCGGCACCACCAAGGACTTCATGCGCTCAGCGCGAGCGCTGAGCACGCAGGGCGTGCCGACCAATGTGGTGGCCAATGGCGGCCTGCGCGCGTCGGCCTATGCCGGTGTGCTGATGGACATGAACCAAGAGCAGGCGGCCGAAGTGATCGCCAAGCTGCGCGAGGCGCACGGCCTGAAGGACAACGAGCTGGTGCCGATGGCCGACCTGGTGCAGCGCGCATTCTTTGGCTTCGGCATCAAGCCGCAGGACTACCTGGAGACTGCCAAGTACGCCGCGTCCACATACAACACCATGGGCATTACCGGCCTGAACCAAGCGCGCGAGACGCTGGCCATTCAGGGCATGGCCGCCAACGTCGGGTTGGAAGGCAGCAGCTTCGGCACGAACTATGCACAGATGCTGACTCGCCTGGCGCAACTGGAGCCGCGCCTGGCCAAGAAGAGCGCTGCGGCGCGCGATGCGAAGGCGATGCTGGGTGAGCACGGCATCTCCATGGAGTTTTATGACGATCAAGGCCGCTTCAAAGGCAACTTGAACATGCTGCAGCAGCTTGCCAAGCTGCGCGCGCTGAACCCGCTGCAACAGACTCGCACGCTGAACACGCTGTTCGGTGTGGAGGCTGGGCGTCCGGCGCAGATCCTCGTCCAGAAGGGCCTGGAGGGCTACCAAGCGGCCCAGGGCACGATTGCCAACCAGGCTGATCTGGACACGCGCATCACGATGAAGATGGATACCTTCGCAGCCAAGCTGGAGGCGCTGGGTGGAACTATCGAGAACCTGATGGCAGCGATGGCTAAGCAGCTCGGTGAGCTGGGCAAGCCGGCCATGGATAAGGCAAATAGCGTGATCGGCGGCCCGATAGGGAGCTTCTTCGACGCAAACCCCACTGCGGGTAGCCTGGCTTTGGGTACGGGCGGAGCATTGAGCGCCTGGCTGACCGCACGATTCGGCGCTGCGGCAGTGAAGGCACTGCTGACGCGCGGAGCTGCAGGTGCTGCAGGTGCTGCCGCTGAAGGTGCTGCTGCAGGCGGTGCAGGTGCTGCTGGCGTCGGCATGTTGGCACCAGCGGCGGTGGGCCTGGCGAGCATATTTGCCGGCTCGCAGCTTTGGCGGCTGGGTTCAGCGCTCGGTGACTTGTCTGCAGCGAATGCGCGTGAAGGCGTCACGCTTTCCAGCTATGCGAGAAACCGGCTATCTGGTAGCCCTTCTCCCGATGCGATGGGGTTGCGCTTCGGCTTGCCGCAAGACTATCTGACCATCAATGCGCCGGGCGTTGGGCCGCAAAGCGTTCCTGCTGGCCGGGCGACCGAGCTGAAGATCGGCGAAGGTGTGCTGAATGTGCGTGTGACCGTGGATGACAACCGGGTGACCGCCTCCACCAGCGTGGCGCAGCCTATGTCGCTGGTGCGCATCAACAGCGGCAATACCAACCCAGCGGGCTACCAGGCCGGGGGCAACCGATGAGCTGGCTGGATCAATTGAAGATGGCCAGCTTTCGGGGCGTTGAGTTCTGGGTCGACACACTGGAGCACTCGGCCGGCGACAACGTGGTGCTGCGCGAGTATCCGTTCCAGGACTTGCCCACGGTCTTCAGAATGGGCGAGGCTGCCGAAGAGATCAAGTTCTCGGCCTATGTGATCGGTGACGATTACAACGAACAGCGTGATGCCTTGCGCAGCGTGTTATCGGGCGGCGGTGTGCTGATTCACCCAACGGCAGGGTCGATGCAGGTGTTCGTGAACGGCCGCTTCACGATCAAGGAATCGCCAACGACAGAAGGGGGCATGGCCCGCTTCGACTTGAACTTTGTGCGGGCCGAGCCGCGCCGCTACCCACAAGCGGGGCTGAACACCAGGCTGACGGCCGAGCAAAAGTCGAAGGCGGCAAAGGATGCGGCGAAGGCCTCATTTGAAGCGCACTTTAAAGTGACCGACAAGCCGGGCTGGGTGGCTGACAAAGCGGTGGCGCGCGTCAAGAGCGCGGTGGCCGCCGTGTGGAGCAAGCTGGCCAACGCCACGCAGGGGCTCAGCACCTTCACCAACACGGTCACGGGCAACTACCAGGCGCTGAACAGCGGGCTCAATGACCTGGTGCGTACGCCTCGCTTGCTGGCCGACCAGGTGGGCACGCTCTTCGAGCTGCCGGGCGACCTGAGTGCGGCGGCGGCCAGGGACTTTCAAGCGGCCTTTAAATGGGTATTTGACCTGGATAAAAGGATCAGCAACACCGACTTTGAAGTGTCCATCATGCCGGCCGTAGGCGCGGGCCTGGTGATGTTTGGTGCGGGCAATGCAGCGGCGCTGGGCGCAGGTGCGGGCATGCGGGCGCAGCTGGCAGTGCAGACCACGGCTATTGACCAGCTCTTCGAGTCCCTGGCCACGGCGGCATTTGTGGAGGCCACTGCCAAGGTCGAGCTGGCGAACTATGACGACGCGATGGCGGCGCGCAAGATCATTAACGACCAGATCAAGCGGCTGATGCTGGAGGCCAGCGCTGCAGCGGCGGCCAATACGCTGCCGGCCAGCAGCTGGCACGACAACATGCTGGCCTTGCAGACCGCTGCGCTGGCAGACCTGCAGACGCGCAGCCGCGACCTGGTGCGCTTGACCAGCTACACACCGCAGAGCTGGCAGCCGGTCTGGTTCATCAGCCACAAGCTGTTTGGCACGGCGGCCTACGCGGACGAGATCCTGGCCATGAATCCACACATCCGCAACCCGCTGCTGGTGCCGCCTGGCCGGGCGCTGCGGATTGTTCGACACGACTGATTGAGGCACGACTGACCATGGCCCAGCAATACACCCGCGACCAGGCGCAGATCACCGTGACGGTGGGCGGAAAGGATTACCAAGGCTGGCTGCAAAGCGAGGTGGAGCGCAATCTGGAGGCGATCAGCGGCACCTTCAGCATCCCTGTGTCGCTGGTGCCGGGCAACCCGCCCGACATCAAGCGGCAGGACCGCGTTCAGGTCAAGGTGGGCAGCACGGTGGTGATCGACGGCTATGTGCTGGCGGCCGAGCCCTTTTACAGCCGTGGCGAGTGCGGCATGCGGGTGACTGGCCGCGACCGCACGGGCGACCTGGTCGTGTCGTCCGCCATTCACCAGGGCGGGCAGTGGCGCCAGGCCGGCCTGCTGCGCATTGCCACCGACCTGGTGGCACCCTTTGGGCTCAAAGTGCTGGTGGAGGCGGACCTGGGCGCGGTGATTCAAGACTTCAAGCTCGGGCACGGTGAGACGGTGGTGGATGCTCTAGCCCGCGCCGCGCGGCTGCGTGGCGTGATGGTGACGAGCGGCGAGGGCGGCAACCTGCTGCTGACCAAGGCCGGCACGAAGCGATTCAAGGGCGAGATTCGGCGCGGCAGCAATGTGATTGCGATGAGCAGCGTGGGCACGGATGAGCACCGGCACAGCCAGTACATCGTCTATGGCCAGTGCAACACCATTGA